TTGTTATGCGAAAGGCATATAAAAAGTCATTTACATTAAGGCATAAGGAGGCTATAAAATGGCAACACTAGCAGAAATTCGTGCTAAACTTCAAGAAGCACAAACTAAATCTTCAGGAAACTCCACCGGCGGTGGCGACAACGCAATTTACCCACATTGGAATATGCAAGAAGGCAAAGAAGCCGTAGTTCGTTTCTTACCTGACGGCAACACCAACAACACTTTCTTCTGGGTAGAACGAGCAATGATCAAATTGCCGTTTGCAGGAATCAAGGGCGAAACTGATAGCCGTCAAGTACAAGTGCAGGTTCCCTGCGTGGAAATGTACAACGATGGTACAACATGTCCAATTCTATCAGAAGTTCGTGGATGGTTCAAAGACAAGAATCTAGAAGAAATGGGTCGTAAGTATTGGAAGAAGCGTTCATATATTTTCCAAGGCTTTGTTGTTGAAGATCCTCTTAAAGAAGATACTACACCAGATAATCCTATTCGTAGATTTATCATTGGTCCTCAAATCTATCAAATCATCCGTTCAGCACTAATGGATCCTGAGTTGGAAGAGTTGCCAACCGACTACCTCCGCGGTGTTGACTTCCGTATTGCTAAAACCAGCAAAGGCGGTTTTGCAGACTATTCTACTTCTAAGTGGAGCCGTCGTGAGCGTTCACTGACTGATCAAGAAAAAGCAGCTATTGACACACATGGTCTGTTTGATCTGTCAGCTTTCTTGCCCAAGAAGCCAACTGATGTTGAGCTCAAAGTAATGAAAGAAATGTTTGAAGCTTCCGTTGACGGTGAAGCCTATGACATGGAACGCTGGGGTCAATACTTCAAACCAGCAGGCATGAGTGCTGCTACAGGTGATCCTGTTGCTAAGGCCACAACTCGTGCAAGTGCTCCAGTTGATGAAGAAGGCGACGACGAACCTGCTGCACCAGCAGCTACTAAGGCAGCACCAGCAGCCGCTGCGGCTCCAGCAGAAAATGCTAGTCGTGCGCAAGACATTCTTGCCATGATTCGTAATCGTCAAAAGTAATAATTAACATGGCCCGGACCTCTGAGACATAGTTCTCATCGTCCGGGTTCTTCACTTCAGGAGAATAAAAATGGCAAAATTATCTAAATTAATAAAAGTAAACGAATCAATTACTATCAATCGCTATGACAACGGTTGGATGGTAGAAATTGGCGGCAGAAATAAGAAAGAAGATTGGACCAACACTAAAACTCTTTGTAATACAGAAGCAGAGTTGATTGACCTAATCAAAGAATACAATTCAATGGAGTTAGATCAATAATGGCAAAGGCATTCGATATTTCTAAATTTAGAAAGTCAATTACTAAGAATATCGAAGGTCTTAGTATTGGCTTTAACGATCCCACTGATTGGATTAGTACAGGTAACTATGCCTTGAACTATCTAATCAGCGGTGATTTCCACAGGGGTGTTCCTTTGGGCAAAGTCACTGTGTTTGCCGGTGAATCGGGTGCCGGCAAGAGCTATATCTGTTCAGGTAATCTTATTAAGGCGGCACAATCTCAAGGAATTTATCCTATTTTGATTGACAGCGAAAATGCTTTAGACGAGGATTGGCTTAAAGCATTAGGTGTTGATACCAGCGAAGATAAGTTGCTCAAACTCAACATGGCAATGATTGACGATGTTGCTAAAACTATCAACGAGTTCATGAGCGAGTACAAAGCCATGCCCGACGCAGACAAACCTAAAGTATTGTTTGTTATTGATTCGCTAGGTATGTTGTTGACACCCACAGATGTCAATCAATTCGAAGCAGGAGATCTCAAAGGTGATATGGGTAGAAAGCCTAAAGCTCTTACGGCGTTGGTTCGTAATTGTGTTAATATGTTTGGTAGTGCTAATGTTGGTTTAGTAGCAACCAATCACACATATGCCAGTCAAGATATGTTTGACCCAGATGATAAAATCTCAGGCGGTCAAGGTTTTATCTATGCAAGTTCTATTGTTGTCGCTATGAAGAAGTTGAAATTAAAAGAAGATGACGATGGCAATAAGATTTCAGAAGTACGAGGCATCCGTGCTGCCTGCAAGATCATGAAAACTCGTTATGCTAAACCATTTGAAAGTGTACAGGTTAAGATTCCTTACGAAACGGGTATGAATCCGTATAGTGGACTAGTCGACTTGTTTGAAGCCAAAGGGATGCTTAAGAAAGAAGGAAATAGCCTAGTCTACACTACAAGCGATGGCGAAATTATCAAACAATTCCGCAAGGCCTGGGAACGAAATGAAAACCAAGGATTAGATAAAGCAATGGAAGACATTTCGAAACATGGTGAAAAATCTGTTTCTGGGATAACTAATACAGTTGTAACTGAAACGGAGATTGCTGAATGAAAGAAGACCTAATTGCAGATTTGTGGAGCGTAGTATCGGAACATATCCCAGAGAAGCAGAAAGCCAATGTGGCTTCTGATTTTGTTAATACTTTGTTGGACTACGGTATTAAAGATTCGGTACTTGAATCGCTACAAGGTATAGATCCTTTCCTTGACGATGCTATTGAATATGCTATTGATGGCGAAGAAATCGAGGAAGACGAAGACTATTATGAAGATGAGGAATAAATGAATTGGTACGATCGAGTTTCGAAAGATATCTCAGAAATACCAAATGCCGTGGCATATTATGAAGCCGAATTACTGGCTGCAAAAACAGATGCTCGCATAGCGGGAAACATAGAAAAAGCAGCAGCCTCTATGCCAGGCATTGTAGAAACTCGATTTAACCAACTTCAAGAAATCGAAGCTATTCTAGAATACTTAAACATAGAATTGCGTAGACTTCGCAGCCAACATTTTCGTAAGTATCTTGAAAACTATCAACGAGCTTTGTCCTCTAGAGACTGTGAAAAGTTTGTAGAGGGCGAAGCCGATGTAGTTGATTTTGAAAAAATTATCAACGAAGTAGCTCTACTTCGTAATAAATGGCTAGGTATTATTAAAGGCCTTGACATTAAACAATGGCAGGTTTCTAATATAGTTAAACTAAGAACTGCCGGCCTAGAAGACGCCACTCTTTAAATATCCTCATAATCTGACCATATAAATAAGACTATGAAAATAGTCTTAGTCACAGGGGGCTTTGACCCTATACATTCTGGGCATATCGCCTACTTCAAAGCAGCAAGAACACTAGGAGACATGCTCCTAGTAGGCATCAATTCCGACGAATGGCTTATTCGTAAAAAGGGTCGAGCATTTATGCCCTGGAACGAGCGTCTTTGTATTGTAAACAATCTATCGATGGTAGATGAAGTTTATACCTTTGACGACGAAGACGGATCAGCTAAACATTTTATTCAACAGGTTAGAGCACATTATCCGGATGCAGAATTAATATTTGCCAACGGCGGTGATAGAACTAAAGACAATATACCGGAAATGGATGTCGTAGATCCTAACATTAAATTTGTTTTTGGTGTAGGTGGCGAAGATAAGAAAAACTCTAGTAGCTGGATTTTAACAGAATGGAAAGCTCCTAAGACAGAAAGACCCTGGGGGTATTATCGTGTGCTACACGAAAATGGTCGAGAAGTTAAAGTTAAAGAATTAACAGTAGATCCGGGCCAGTGCCTAAGTATGCAACGCCATCAAGACAGATCAGAACATTGGTTCATTGCAGAAGGAACAGCAGAAGTATATACCATAAACAGAAGCACAGATCAAGAACTAGTCGGTGTATTCCATAAACATCAGAGTTTACATATAAAGAAAACAGAATGGCATCAACTTTGTAATCCGTCAAACGATCCTCTAAAAATTATCGAAATACAATACGGTAAAGAGTGTATAGAAGAGGACATAGAAAGACAATGAAAGTATTTGTAGGCTACGATATTAGAGAAGATATTGCATATCAAGTATGCGAATATAGTATTAAAAAACATCAAGATGCAGCAGAAGTAATTCCTCTTAAACAAAGAGAATTAAGAGAAAGCGGCATTTATACAAGAGCAGTAGATCCTCTAAGTTCTACAGAATTTACTTTTACAAGATTCTTAGTTCCCTATCTCAGCGATTATAAAGGTTGGGCTGTGTTTGTAGACTGTGACTTTGTATTTGTTGACGATGTGAAAAAATTGTTTGACCAGGCCGACGATCAGTACGCTGTTATGGTAGTTAAACACGATTACACTCCCAAAGAAGGATTAAAAATGGATGGCTGTAAACAGTTACCATATCCTAGAAAGAACTGGAGTTCTACTATTCTGTGGAACTGCGGTCATCCTGCAAATAGACAAATTAATCCAGAAGTAGTAAATTCACAAACAGGTCAATATCTACATAGATTCCAGTGGCTCAGTGACGACCTTATAGGAACATTGCAACCTGAATGGAATTGGTTAGCGGGCTGGTACAAAGAACCTAACGACGGTGAACCTAAAGCCATACATTATACCGAAGGCGGACCTTGGTTTAAAGAGTACAGACGATGTGACTATCACAAAGTATGGAAAAAATATCTTCGTGAAATGTTAAAATGATTTTTTTAAGTAAAGAAGGACAAGACCCTTATATTAATTTATTTGCTAGGGGCTGTCGCGAATCTATAGTAGATACAGACGATTTTGATTTTAAATCAAATAATGATCCTATAGTTTTAAGAGGAATTTTAAAGAAAAAGATAATACACCAATGTTGGAAAAATAAAAGAACTTTTTATTATATGGACACTGGTTATTTCGGAAATGAAAAAACTTCTTCAAATCCCAATGCTTGGAAATACTGGCATCGTATAGTAAAAAATGATCTTCAACACGGAGATATTATTCCTAGACCAGACGACAGATTTCAAAAATTTAATAAAAAATTTCAACCCTGGAAAAAGGGCGGTAGAAAAATATTAATCGCAAAACCGGACGAAAAGCCAATGAAATTTTATGGGTTGGACTTAGAACAGTGGTTGTCAGGCACTGTAGAAACTATAAAAAAATATACAGACCGCCCAATAGAAATTAGAGAAAGAAATCCTAACAGAATAGAAAGAGCAGTCAACGATACTTTACAAAACGCTCTTGATAATGATGTATTTGCTTTAGTTACTTTCAATAGTGTGGCAGCAGTAGAAAGTATATTTCACGGAATACCGGCATTTACTTTGGCCCCGGCCAATGCAGCCAGTCCTGTCAGCTTACAAGATCTCAGTCAAATAGAAAAACCATACTATCCCGAAAACGATAAATTATACGCATGGGGATGCCATTTAGCCTACGGACAATTTCATACTGATGAATTGAGATCTGGTAAGGCTATGGATATGTTGGAGAATCTGTGAAAGAATTATCTTTAGAACAATCATTTGTTATTGGTAGCGGAGATCGATGTACAACCAGCATCGATGAAAATAAACCTCTAATTGTTAGAGGTGTAACTAGCAAGACAGAAATAGATATTTGTAAAAATAATAATAGAGATTTTTATTATATTGACACAGGATATCTAGGAAATTTTCCAAGCATAGGCAATTCTTCAGGAAAGAAGATCTGGCATCGTGTAGTAAAAAATAAATTACAACACGATATTATACGTAGCGTACCTAAAGACAGATGGGAAAATCTTGTAAAACAAGATCCTAGGCTATTATGGAACGGTTGGAAAAATTATAATAAAAAAATATTGTTAGTGTTACCTAATCCTAAAGCCTGTAGATATTATGACATAGATTGTGATCAATGGATTGCCGAGACTACAGAAAAAATTAAAACATATTCTAACCTACCTATTGAAATAAGAGTTAAAGGTTCAAGAAGTGAAAGAAATCACGGGTATTCAATATATTCTGCTTTTGATAGCGGAGTATATGCTACTGTATCGTTCAACAGTATTGCATCATTGGAAAGTGTATTATATGGAATTCCTGCATTTGTATCGGTGCCCTGTGCTGCTACTCCCTTAGCATCCGATAATCTATCTTTGTTGAAAGATCCTTATAAACCTTCTTTAGATGTAATTTTAAAACAAAGTTATAATCTTGCCTATGGACAATTTTCGTCTGAAGAAATACACAACGGCCGTGCATGGAAAATAATAAACGAATATGAAATTATTACTTAACGATAAAGAAATTGCTAATTTTTTGTTTGTGCTAGTAGGCATAGATACTAAACCAATTAAAAAAATTCGATTTGGAATTGGACATGTTGATTCTGCGATTGAATATGTTTGCAGAGAAAAAAACAAAAGAAGTTTTAATATAAACAAAAAAAGAGATAAGTTTAAAGCCAAAATAAGAAGATCAGTTGAAAAAGATCTCGGCGCTTGGATGAAAGCTGTTAGCAATGAAATAAAGGTTCAAAGAGAAAAGAAATTTAAGTATCTTCACAAGAATTTAGAATATTTTATTAATAAGCTCGGTGAAGAAAATATATTAGATGCTTATTTAAAATTTGATCAAAAGAATTTTATCAAAGGTACAGGACTACACATAGACCCGGCCGGAAAATTAATGAGAAGAATTAATTTTTCCGATGCTAAAGAAAATTGTTTATTAAGAAACACTGTCGGTAACGAAAAGATACTTGTTGAAAAAATTGACAACAGATATCCTTTTTGGTTTATAGACAGTGGATACACTAATTTTGTAGAATCAAGTAAACGCTGGCATAGATTAGTTCCTAATCATTTACACTACGGAAAATTTTTCGATGCTCCTGTTGATAGATTAGGAAATTTTTCTCAATTTCCTAAACAATGGAGATTGGGCGGAGATAAAATTCTAATTATAGAACCTGGGAATTTTGCCGCAGATATTTTCCATGTTGATATTAAACAATGGCGATATGATGTAGAAAAAGAACTAAGTCAATATACAGATAAGAAAATTGTCTTTAGAGAAAAAACTCCTAAAAAAGTTAGATCTCCGTTATACAAACATCTGTTAAACGAAGATTATTATTGTGTAGTAAGTATTAATTCAAATGCTGCTACAGAATCTATTTGGGCAGGAGTTCCGGCCATTACTTTAGATACTCATATTACTAATCCTGTAACTAGAAATAAATTATCAGACATTAATAATCTACTAAGACCTAATCTTGCTCAGTGGCTGTGTATGCTAAGTTACAGCCAGTTTACTTATGAAGAATTATTAGACGGTACTGCTGTAGGTATTGTAAAAAAATATCATGCCTAAATATACCGCAGTAGCTTATTATGCAGGAATACCACCAGGAAACAAAAATCCTGAAAAGCCTGCCATATTAGATAATTTCATTGCAGGGGTAAATGCATCAGGCGATCAAGGAATCGCTCATCGTACTATGACAACATTGCCCTGCGATGTAGCATTGATACAGGGGTTTGTGCATGATCAAGGAAAAGATCTATCTCATTTAAGATTGAGGAAATCTGCTATAGATTTACAAAAATCTAACGGTAAGCGGTCTTTAATTGTTGATAGCAATTTATTTCTTTACGCAGATCCTAACAATACTAAGACATATCTTAGATATAGTTTCGATGGTGTTTTTCCTACAACTGGTTTTTATTTCGATAGAGATATAGATCCGACTCGTTGGCAAAAAATCAGTAGAAATCTCAACATTTCTTTAAAACCTTACAGAACAGAAGGTCATCATATATTGATATGTCTACAACGAAATGGCGGTTGGAGTATGAGAGGATTCAATGTTGTAGACTGGATGAATCAAACAATACATCAAATAAGGCAACATTCAAAAAAGCGAACAATTGTTGTTAGAGCGCACCCTGGAGATAAAAAAATTAAATCTATTCTTCAGGTCAATCATAAAAATGTTATTCTAAGTAAAAATACTAATCTTGTAGACGACTTGAGGGGTGCATGGGCTTCGGTAGTTTACAACAGTAGTCCTAGTGTAGCAAGTTTGATCGAAGGAATACCTACTTTTTTGACCGACCCGTTACCCCAACATAGTCAGACCTACGGTGTAGCTAATACCGATCTAGGTTTATTAGAAAATCCATTAATGCCAGATAGACAACAATGGATTGAAAGACTATCTATGTGTCACTGGAACTTCGACGAACTTAGATCCGGCGAAGCATGGAGATTTTTTCGACAATACATTTAAATGAACTGTTGCCAATACGGCTCTGTTCTTTCAATTTTCAAATCATCTCGTTTGCTGTGACCGATATTCTTTCTACTTCCTTTGAGATGATCCAGCCACGCTCCCCATTCGCAATTAATTAACGGATGACCTTCACCTGCACTCATTCCGGGGGCCGGTCTAAGATCATTTAAGTGTGCTGCCCAGTCTAGTTGTTTGAGAAAAGGCATCCTTTCTCTAACTCTATCAAATACAAAACTATCGTGCCATTCGTCTAGTTGAAATATGCCAGCTTCGGCTTTGTCATACATTCTTTGAAATTCCATTAAGAACATTTTTGTTTGTTCCGAATTTAAATTTAAAGAATACAATCCACATTCACTGTATTTTCCTTTTCTTCCGAGATAGCAGATGTCTGTATCTGCGGGAACCATGCGTTTCAATTCTTTTCTTGTGATAGGACTATGGCAAATAGTATCGGCATCCATCCAAATCAAGATATCTGCGTCGCAATTTTTAGCACAGTGAAAAATTGAGTAAACTTTGTGAGCAAATCTGATAGCATGCCACTTGAATCCCTTGCCGGCATCTTTTCTTCGCCTCTTAACTGGATCGTCGCTGACATCGCCATTGGCTTTGGGAACATTTTTCCATTTTTCTTTGAACGCAACAAGTTCTGAACTCGAGTTATGAAGATCTCTGACAATTAAATTTGGAGCAGACTCATAAACTTGACAATCTTCAGTGTATACATACAAATTCACTTCTGTAGGCCAATTTTTTATGAAAGTTTGTATCATCCGTTGACCATATTGCTCGTACCCTGCCTTGTGAAATGTAGTAACTACCGAAATTCTCATTTTCCTAACCTCCATATATGGTGTGTGCCTTGTAATTCAACTGCTCTATAGTTTCTTTCATACAAATCCTTGGACTGGTCTCTGTCAATGACATCATTTCCTTCAATTATTATATAAGGTTTATGAGTTAGCCACAACGGAATCGAGGGTCTTAGTTTATCTAATTGATCTCTATCGAAGAATATGACACTTATGCTGCTTAATTGAAAAATAGAATCAAAAGATTCTCGATGAATTATGTTTTTTGCCTTATAAGGAACTTCTTTTTCGGAAAATATGAAAACAGTATTGAATGTTTCAGCAATATTGTTTAACTTTCCAAATCCGTGTCCGATGACTAGGCAATTTTCTACATTTCCAACAAATTTTTGAATTCTTTTTCCGAACTTATTCATAATATAATTAAATACTCTGATATTTATAGACAAAAATGAAACTAAGAATTTATCGAGAGTACGGTGCGTTAAACAGCAAACCAATATTTGATGCTGTTGAGACCGGACTGAAGAAAATCGGTCATACTGTGGTCACTACCGGTGAGGATATTCCAATAATTTGGTCTGTTCTCTGGTCTGGCCGTATGGCTCCTAACAAAACTATCTTTGAGACTTGTAGAAAAAATCGTATTCCTATAATGATTGTGGAGGTTGGCAATCTCTTTCGAGGCAAGACATGGAGAATTTCTTTAAATCATATCAACAATGAAGGATTTTTTGAAAATCATTCGAATCTAGATCTCGATAGACCAAAAAAGTTAGGAGTGAGTCTTAAAAATTTTCAAGAAAATAGAAATCCTTCAATATTGATTGCCACTCAGCACGATAGAAGCCTTCAGTGGGAGGGGCAACCTTCCATGGCGACTTGGACCAGTGAACAAATTTCAAAAATTAGACAATACACAGATCGACCTATAGTAGTAAGGCCCCACCCTCGATGCAGATTTTCATTGAATATAGCCGGAGTGCGGTTAGAAGTACCAAAAATGATTCCCGGTACCTATGACGATTTTGATATCAATTACAATTATCATTGCGTGATAAATCATAATAGTGGTCCAGCGGTACAAGCAGCCATACATGGTGTTCCTATTATTTGCAACAACAGTTCCCTAGCCTATCCTGTTTCGGATAAATTGGAAAATATTGAAAAAATTGTCCTACCTGACAGAGAACAATGGTTACTAGATCTAACTCACACCGAATGGACCGTGGACGAAATAGCCGACGGTATTCCCTTTAGAAGAATTTTAGAAAAAATCTGATAAAAATATTGACTTTCATTTTTAAATAGTGTAAAATTTAAAAATGTTATCATCGAACCTTGTCGAAGACATTTTTTTAGAGTTTTCTAAACTGTTTCATCTGGGAAAAATTCCAGTACAGCCTCATGACATTTCGGTTATCGTAAATTTTGAGGGAGTTATCTTAGATAACAAAGCCCTGACACAAAATCAGGGAAACTATGTCCTTAAAATTCTTCAAAAATATCAAAATTTTTCCAATCTCAATGGTCTGAACTATTCTGAGACTTTGAAAAATCCTCAATGGAAACAAGATTTTAGGATATTAGACCTAAGCAAGAAGATTTTTGTATCCCAGGACCAAGAGAAGACCATATGGGTTTGTTTAAAATTTCCTTATCAGTTAAAAAAGGAGTTTGATTCGATATTTTCCAACGATGGCAAATCTTTTTCGTGGGACCATGAAAATAAAATTAGAAAAGAAAAATTATATAATTGTAATCTAATCAGTCTCTATGATTTTGCTCAACAGAACTCATTCGACATAGATGATAGCTTCATGAGTGCTATGGCACAAGTTGAAGAAATTTGGCAAAATCAAGAAGATATCATACCATCGTGTACTGACGACGATGGAAAAATTACATTAAAGAATGCATGCCAAGAAGCCTTAGATTATTTTAATGAAAATTTTTCAGGTTGTCGAAACGATGATTTATTATTGGCAAAGAGTATGGGGTTTTTATATGATAAAACTCCTAAAAATGCCATCGAATCTATAGCAGCCCACGATAACAATTATTTCTGGATTAAAACTTTTGATGAGTATTTTAATACGATTCAAAGTGTCAACGGAAAAATAGTTATTGTTCTAGATAGAGCAGCTGATGCTTTTGACTGGTTGAAAGATTTTTCTCAATTTGCCGAAAAATTTCAAATTTCTTCGAATGAAATTAAGGTTTGTTTTAGAGAAGAAAAAAATACCGATAGAGGCATCAATCAATGGATTAAAGAAAAAGGATATGGCGGTAAGGTAGAAGAGGGAAAGATTTTTATTTTTCTCCATAAGCCAGCTAAATGGTTGTTCAAAGACATAAAAAATGTTAAAATTGTTACTAGTACTAGTTTATACCCGGCACCAAATCTCATAGCACGAGATTTTTTTAATAGTCAATCTTGTGTGATTTATCTAGGAGATATTAAGCCGTCGGAAAAAAAGGATCAGCGAATTGTCGAATTGTAAGCTCGTAATTAAAGACGAAGTAAACATAAAACTTGAAGGTCTCAGTGTAGAAACGAGACGAAAAATAGTCAACAAATTAAAGTTTGATCTTCCCTATGCACGGCATATGCCAGCATATAAACTTGGTAGATGGGACGGAACTAAAACCTATTTCGGCATCGGCGGTACTGGGTATCTTGCACATTTAGATGTGATGCTTCCTATTGTTGAAGATGCCGGATACGATATAGAAGTCGAGGATCTACGAGAACATAAGACACTGAGTTTTCCTAGCATAGGAGAAAATTACTGGGCAGACAAAGGTAAGACTTGGCCCAAGGGTCATCCTAATGCTGGACAACCTATTGTACTTAGAGATTATCAATATGAAGTTATCAACAGATTTACAGAAAATCCACAATCATTACAGGAGGTAGCCACCGGTGCTGGTAAAACTATTACTACTGCGACGTTATCGCATCTTTGTGAGGTATATGGCCGTACGATGGTTATTGTTCCGAACAAATCGCTTGTTGTACAGACTGAAGAAGACTATAAAAATCTCGGACTAGATGTTGGAGTTTATTTCGGCGATAGAAAAGAATTAAATCGTACACATACAATCTGTACTTGGCAAAGCCTTAATGTATTGGAAAAGAAAAGCTACGACGACGATACACTTTCGTTGGCAGAGTTTTGTGAAGGCGTTGTTGCTATCATTGTCGACGAAGTTCATCAAGCCAAAGCAGATGTCCTAACGAGATTGTTGACACAGAATTTTAGAAACTGTGCAATTCGTTGGGGTTTGACAGGAACCATTCCTAAAGAACAATGGGAATTTCAAGGACTGTTGGCTAGTATCGGGCCAGTAATCGGTAATGTCAGTGCTCATGACTTGCAAGAAAAAGGCGTGTTGGCACAATTAGATATTCAAATTTTACAAACCAACGATATTGAAGTTTTTAGAAGTTACGCTGAAGAATATACTTGGCTAGTGACCGATAGTAACAGATTAGATTGGATCGCTGGAAAGATCAAAGATTTTAGTCAATCAGGTAATACTCTGGTACTAGTCAATAGAATCGATACTGGAAACAAGTTAATAGAAAGAATACCGGATGCAGTGTTCATTTCAGGCGCAGTAAAATTAGACGACAGAAAAGAAGAATATGACGAAGTTAAAACAAGTGATGATAAGATTATTGTGGCGACTTACGGTGTGGCCGCTGTGGGTATTAATATCCCTAGGATTTTTAATCTGGTTCTTTTGGAGCCCGGAAAGAGCTTTGTCCGAGTTATACAGAGTATTGGGCGAGGCATTAGACGAGCAGAAGACAAAGACTTCGTCCAGATTTGGGATATCACGAGCGCCTGTAAGTACTCAAAGCGGCATCTTACGGAGAGGAAGAAATATTACAAAGAAGCGAAATACCCTTTCGCAATAACAAAGGTAACAATATGAAAATTTTAACACTAAACAACATTGCATTTGATTTAAATGAATTGCCAGACGAAGTAGACGAGGATACTAGATTCTCAGTTCTTGACAACTCGAATCCACAAGAACCAGATTTCTATTTCATGCCGCTGATTTTCTTAGAATCATTTAATAGCCCAGCTATACTTTTAAATGTTGGTGGATACGAAGTACAGATGCCATTAGACTGGTGCATGGCTGTGGGAGATAAGGAATGTGGACTCGATCCGGAAGTACTACCGTTAACATCTATTAACGAAAGAGGTTTTGATGCTCTAATATTCAATCCTATTAACGGATTTAGGGCAGACTACTACCCTATTGAAATTGTTAATATCTATCAAGATGTTAGATGGTACTTTCCTAAAATGAAAAATGGTCAATTATTAACTGTACCATTATCTGATGATCCAGAACCACCGTGTGCATATTTTGTCAAAGAAATTTCTAGACAAAGTGAGATTCTACAATTAGACAAGTTAATATGAATTTAATTTCATTGTTTCCTAGTCCGCTGTTTGTTGATTATCTTAACATCGACAATCAAGAAATTATTGAATTTTGTTATCAACATAGACTAGAAAATCCCGGCAGAGAAGAAGACGGAGGCTATCAAAGTCTCAATGTCTATTTGAAAGAAAATCGTCTATCGAAACTATTTCAGGAAATAGAAAAGAGAATTCTCGATATTAAAAAAAATTATTTTTCAATCAAAGATGAATATCAATTAGAAATCGTCAATTCTTGGTTCAATATAAACTCCCCTAGTGGCGGATGCAAAGGACCAGGCTATCCCCATTTACATACATTTAGGTTTTTATCCTGCGTATATTATCCACAAGCTGAAAAAAATTCCGGAAATCTAGTTTTATTACCGCCTAGCGCCATAGCAGAATATGCTGTGCCTAATCAAATCAAAAAACATGTCCACGAGTTCAATGCCACTAGATGGACCATTGAACCAGAATCTAATAAATTATTAATATTTCCGGGATGGATTACACATTATGTTGAAAATAACAACAGCAATAAAGATAGAATATCAGTAGTAGCAAATATATCTTTACAATCCTTAGAAGAAGTTGTGAATACTATTTATTAAAATGCCATTAGATAGTCTTATGTGGACCAATGCGGATTTTAAACGCCGATGTATAGGTTGGAAATTAAAGTATAGTTTTTTACCTAGGCGGTGTTTTTACACAGGTAAATACCTATGGTTTAAAAAAGCATATTTAGGAATAGGTATGATATGCGGACCCGGAGAACCGGTTTATGAGTATCGGTGGTGCGAACGACACGAGTACTTATTTTTAAAAATCAAAGGAACAATATGAAAGCAGTAATTTATCATGCGACCAGCGAAGAACGAGTTCACTTTAAAAACAGATCTGGAATCTATAAAGAGATAACAGAAATTTTTAAAGAAAATGTAAACAGTTTTAATCTGCCATTAATACATTTAACTACCAAAGGTCACGAAGGTTGGGGGGACGAGAATTATTTTTATGATCTTGATCCTACAGAAATTAATTATAATAGAGAATTGTGTTTTATAGATTTTCTTAAAAATACTGCTGACCCTAACGAAGTGTATTGGTTTACAGAACCAGACTGGCGAATAGAATCTATGTTTCCTCCCCTAGAAAATGATGTTGACTTTCTTTTAAGACCAGATATAATTCCATTACATCCGGGCTGGCGCCTAGCGAAAAAATCTGCCCTTCCGATATTCGAAGAATTATTAGATTGTTTTTATTTAGAACAAAAAGTTTGGGGAGGAGATTCGGCAGGAATGGCAAACTTCTACGAGAGAGCAGGAAGGCCCGGACACACTTTTGAATATAAAAATTGTAAAGTCGGTCTAAGACGCTATAAAGATTACGGAAGAAGAAAGAGTAAATTTACTCAGCAATTCAAAGCTGATCACAAAGAAGAATTAGTTGAAAGGTTTAAAAAATTATGAAAGCAGGTAAAGTGTGGGGACAAACAGAATTATTAGAAGCCAACGGTGTCTTAGAATTTCATAGGATTGAAGCTAAGGCAGGTGGTGTATGTTCTAAGCATAAACATAAGTTTAAGTGGAATGGTTTCTTCGTTGAAAAAGGTAAAATGATTATTCGTGTATGGAAAAATAATTACGATCTAGTCGACGAAACTATATTAACTGCTGGTCAATATACTAAAGTTGCACCGGGCGAATATCATCAATTTGAAGCAGTAGAAGATACAATAGCCTTTGAATTATATTGGGCAGAATTCGATCATGACGACATTGAACGAGAAACTGTAGGTTATAGTAAATGATACCTAAAAAAGTTCATGTAGTGTGGCTAGGCGGCCCGATGCCGGATCGAGAGAAACGATTTTTAGAAAATAATAAAAAAATTTTACACGACTACGAAGTTAATCTCTGGGGAAATGAAAATTTCTTAGATTTAATCAACGATCATCCTGTAAAAAATTTTGTAACTAGAGCTATAGAAATTAAAAAATATGCATTTGCATCTGATGCAATTAAACTAATTGCTTTAGAGAAATACGGGGGTTGGAGTATTGATGCCGATAATGAAATACTAAAGTCCTTTGATGATTTTTTAAATTATTCTTTTGTAACCGGGTTTGAAAAATATAAACACTACAGTCCAGTTACAGCGGTATGGGGTGCTATTCCGAATCATAAATTTACAAAAATTTTGTTAAATGAATATCTCACAAGAGATTTTGATTATTTGACATGGAAACCTAATACTAAATGGATTACAGAGATTTTGTTATCTCATGGGGTTAAAAACGATAATTCTAGACAACGGATAGACGACATTGATCTAGAGCTATTTCCAGATTATGTTTTTTGTGGTCCGAAAACCGATAAAACATATTCGTTACATCATTTTAATGGATCATGGTTATGAAAATAGTAAAATTTGGATTTTTTGATAAAAACGATCATCACGATCTACGATTTGGTCATGAAATATGTTGGTCTAGGGTATACGAATATCCGTTTGTATTAGAAGAAATTAAAAAAACAGGAATATCATCTCCGAAAATTCATAATTGCAGTTGGGGGTTTAGAGATATACATTTAGTTTTTAAAACTTGGTTAGATATTCAATATAATACTTTACATAGCGATATAAGAAATTCAACTTTCTATAATACTACCTATTGGGATATTACTCAACCTTCTGTTTATAAAGAAGAATTTGATATTGTTATAAACATCTCTACCATAGAAGAGATTCCTAAAGGGGATCATGTTCAGATTATAAAAAATCATCTTGATCAATTAAAACCGGGCGGATATTTTATTTTTACTTTTGATTATCCGGGTATCAAGTTAGAGGAAGTTGAGACTTTTGTCAATCAAAAAATTTCTATTCCAGCAGAAAGATTAAATCCTAAAAATTCTGTATTACCGGATCGAAAATTAAATCTTCCAGAAGAGTTTTATGTAGGATACATGGTTATACAAAAATGAAGATTATATGTGTTTTAGGAACCCGTCCGGAAGTAATTAAACTTGCTCCTGTAATAAAAACATTAAAAAAAGAATATGATGTTTTAGTGATATCGACGGGCCAGCATCGAGAAATTTTAGATCAAACACTGAGAATGTTTAACATTTCTAGTGACATTGATCTCAAAATAATGACTCAAAATCAGAGTATAACAAGTATAATATCAAATTCAATCGAAAAATTAAGTGATATATTTGTAAAAGAAAAGGCCGATCTAGTAATAGGCCAGGGGGATACATCAACTGCATTATCAGCAGCGATGGCAAGTTATTTTAATAAAATTCCCTTCGGACATGTAGAGGCCGGTCTCCGATCTTTTAATTATGAAAATCCGTGGCCAGAAGAAATGAACAGGGTGCTAATCTCAAAATTAACTACTTTTCATTTTTGTCCCACTGAATCTTCTAAGAAAAATTTAGAAGTCGAAGGATTCAACGAAAATATTTTTGTCACGGGAAATACTGTAATAGATTCTTTATTGTCAACAATTTCAGATAAAAAAGAATCTAATTTAAAAACAATATTGTGTACGATTCATAGAAGAGAAAATTTTGGAACTCCTCTAGATAATATTCTAGATGCATTATTAGAGATAGTTTCTACTCACAAAGAGATAGAAATAAAATTACCAGTACACCCAAATCCAAATGTAAAAAATAAAGTATATTCTAAACTAATACACGAAAGAATCAAATTAATTGATCCCCTAGATTATAAATCTTTTTGTGAAGAAATGAATAATTCGTATATTATTTTAACTGATTCGGGAGGAGTTCAAGAAGAAGCCCCTGCATTAGGAAAACCAGTTCTTGTACTAAGAGAATTCACAGAAAGACCAGAAGCTGTAGAGTTAGGAGTAGTGAAATTAGTAGGATCTAACAAAGAAAAAATTGTGTCAGAAGTATCGGATCTACTAACTTCTCCAGAGAAATATTCATCTATGTCCAAGGGCGTATCTCCCTATGGGGACGGAAATGCATCTGGAAGGATTTTAAATATTATTAAAAACATTTATGACAGAAAATAAATTTACCGAAATTTTTAATAAAAAATTATGGGGCAACGGCGAAAGTGTTAGCGGTGCTGGTTCCTCATTAAAGTATACCGAACACTTAAGACTTCATCTCCCAACATTACTTAAAGAATTTAAAATTAGCTCTATCCTTGATGCTCCTTGCGGAGATTTTAACTGGATGAAAGAATTGTTAAAATCGGAGAATATTAATTATTTGGGCGGAGACATTGTCAAAGAATTAGTAGAATTGAATAATTCTATGTATAGAAAGAAAAATATTAATTTTATCCATACTGATATAATAAAAGAAAAATTGCCTTCTGCCGATTTATGGATATGTAGAGATTGTTTTATACATTTTTCGTATGAAGATATTTTACTAACTTTGAAAAATCTTGCTCAATCCGAAATAAAATATGTTTTAACAACCACGCACATCAATGATGGAAGTTTTAATAATAAAAATATAGAAACTGGCGGGTTTCGGTATATTGATTTGTTTTCTTTTCCTTTTAATTTTCCGAAAAATTATCTCTATAAAATAGACGACTGGAATCCACCGTATAAACCGGCAGAAATGATTTTATACGAAAAAAATCAACTAGTTGATATTATTAAAACTTTTGAGGAAAATTTAAAATGATCGATTTAGTAGGTTATGATATTCCTGGATGGTTCAAACCAGCCGAATGCGAAAAGCTATATCAATTGATTTTAGAAACTAACGGAGATATATTAGAAATTGGACATTTCTTAGGAAGAAGCACTTCTTTTATTTGTCAAGGAATACGAGATTCTAAAAAAGATAGAACTTTTAGATCGTACGATCTGGGATTTACAAATTATAACGAAGTACAAAAATTCTATCATGAAATGTATGGATCTGATATAGGAATTCCTAAATTATATAAAATTGCTTTCGAACAAAATAAAACGACCTCCGAAGTAGCGAAAATGAATTTAACAAATTTGAATTTAGATTCATATGTAAATCTAATATCTGGAAATTTTATTGAATTAGATTCCAACAAATATGATTTTATATTTTGCGATGCAGTTCATGATATTCGAGAGATCGAAAACAATTTACCTCATGTTATTTCACACAGCAATAAATCTTGTATATGGGCATTCCACGATATGACTAACGATACTATCGATTATATAAAATCAAATGTAAATTGCGAATATATCGGTATTGTAAAAACTTTAGGAATTTTTAGATTCAATGATTAAGTCATTTGTTATAAGAAAACCCAACGACGATCTGTCTGAAAGATTGGCCGACGAATGTATCGAATCTGCGAAACAATTTGGTATACATCCAGAAAAAGTTAGCGGAGTTTATTCTGATCACGATTTTTTATTAGCAAAAAAAGGTGTGTCTCCTTTTTTCAAAATGAAAGAAAGTAAGAAAAATAATCCTGGAATAAAAGGATGTTTTTTGAGTCATTTTTTATTATGGGAAAAGTGCATTGAGTTAAATGAACCTATTATTATTTTTGAGCACGACGGATTAATGATTAGACCGTTGCCTGATAATATTGAAAATATGTTTACTCATATTTTGCTTTTAGATTATGCTAGTCGTCTTGAAAATTATGAAGGCATAGTAAAGACTGACAGCGAATTAAAAATTACAAACTTTGATCGTATTTTAGGACCTATGAAATATAAGTCGATTAATAAAACTCATTTTCGAGGATCTCATGCACATATGGTCAAACCTCTTGGCGCAAAAACATTAATAGAAAGTTCAAAGAAAAATGGATTCCTTCCATTAGACATGGCTGTTAATCAATACTATACCAGCTATTCTATAATCGATCCTCTAATAGCAAGGTTAAATCCTTTCTTTAGCGGCGGAAATAACAGAGAGCATTCGCATACCAAATGAAAATATTAATTACCGGAAATTCAGGATATATTGGTTCACATCTTTCTAAGATGATGCTAGAAAGGGGTGGATATGAAATACACGGATTAGATAAAAAGAAACCGTTGATATCTTTATGGAAACATTATTATCAGGATATAAGAGATTTGAAATGGAATATGCAGGACTCTTATGATTGTGTAATACATCTTGCTGCCGAGGTAGCCGTAGGCCGAAGTGTTAAAGATCCTATATTATATTATACGACAAATACTATAGGAACTCTAAATGTTCTTAAAAATATCACTACAAAAAGATTTGTTCATGCATCTACAGGTTCAGCTGGTCCTATGAATAATCCCTATGGAATCAGTAAAAGAGGTGCAGAAGAAATTGTTGATCAATGGTGCAAAGAAAACGAAGTACCGTTCACAACTTTTAGATTCTATAATGTTACAGGTACCGACGGTATAGAACCGACCAATCCTGACGGACTCATGTGGAACTTGATGAATGCGCAGAGAACTGGCGAATTTAATTTATTTGGTAACGATTACAACACTGAAGACGGTACCGCAGTTAGAGACTATACTCATGTAAATGAAATTTGTAATGCTGTTATTCAAGCGACGGATTATTCAACTAACCAAATAGAAAACCTCGGCCACGGCACAGGAACTACTGTACAGCAGATGGTAGATTTGTATAAACGAGTCAACAACTGTGACTTCAAAGTTAATATATGCGATCGACGAGATGGTGATCTCGAACGCAGTGTTTTAGATAATCCATCTAAGTTTATGACTAAACTCTATACGATGGAAGATTTATTAAAGGTATAATCATGGGACAGCTTAAGCCAGGTGCAACATATATCTATGAAAGAGTCGGGGGAACAGTTTACGCTAGAGAATCAGGCGCAGATCCAAAAGATAGATTTATAATTGGTCAAGATTACGAAAACGATTATATGAAATCATTCACAGATCAATACTATCTAGAAACAGAATGGAAAGAAATATTAAAAGAAGCTCGAAAAAATCCGGTCTTGCAAGAAGCTGTGAATCGTGTTAAAATAACATACCACCTAAGCAAAAAAGATGAAAGCAGATAAAGTAGAAAATTGGTCTTTTGTAGAAGGAGACAACGCCTTACAAAAAGCCATCGAGAAACAAAATAAATGGACTAGAAAATCTAATTCTACACTTTTAGATTATCAAAAAGACCAATTGCTACAGGCTCTGCGGTTTGTTAAGAAATTTGATTCGGCTGTTGATGCAGGAGCAAATTATGGACTGATGAGCTATCACCTTAGTTCTAGATTTAACAAGGTTCATGCTTTTGAAATTGATACACAGGTTTCGAAGTGCTTGGTCGAAAATGTAAAGAAATTTAATCTTGAAAATGTCATAGTTTATGAACACGGACTGGGAGATAAAGAAAGAACTGTAGATCTAAAATACAGTAAAAATTCTTTCGCTACTCAAGTTGATCCCGAAAAAGATCAAGGAAATTTTTTAATTAAAACTCTAGATTCGTTAAACTTGAAAGCCTGTGACTTTATCAAAATAGATTGCGAAGGATATGAACCTCACATCATTAGAGGCGGTGAAGAAACGATCAAGCAGTATCGACCAGTAATTATAATGGAAGACAAAAACCTTTCTGAGATCTACGGAGAGGATGGACAAAACTCTGTTAAGATTTTAGAAAGTTGGGGATATAAAAAGGCTGTACAATTCAAAAAAGACTGTATAATGACTTATGGCAAATGAATTTAAACTAAGAGATGTATTGGCGGCAGTTGACCTAGACGGCAAAGAAGCCTGGGACGAACTAACCGATGAACAGAGAAAGAGTGTGACTTTTTTCACTCTAAATAGATATATTTCAAATGTTCAAGGTAGCAGAGAACTCAAAGAACATTACCTCTTAGTAGGCAATGAAAGATTTAATAAAAATCTTTTTTCGGTAATGAGCAAGCATCCAAAATTAACTTGGCAGCTGGCCTGTAGTTGCAGCCATGAGAGCAAAAAAATACAGCATCATGAATGGTTAGCCTTCAAGAAAGAAAAAGATAAAAAAACAGAATTCTTAGCACAATTATTTCCTAACATGAAGAGGTCAGATCTTGAAACACTTAGCGCCATCACCACAGATAAAGAAATCAAACAATATTGTGAAGGCCTTGGTTGGGATAAGAAACAGATCAATGGAATTAAACTATAAGTGTGAATACTGCGGCAAATTATTTGCTAAAGAAAAAACCCTGTTTGTACACATATGCGAACAGAAAAGACGCCATCTTGGAAAAAATGAAAAGCATGTCCAGATGGGACTGATGACTTTTCAGCGATTCTACGAACTTACACAAAAGTCTAAAAACAAAAAATCCTTCGATGAATTTGCACAAAGTCCTTATTATACAGCCTTTGTAAAATTTGGTAGTTTCATGGTCAATACTGCCCCAGTGTATCCAGATCGATTCATTGACTATGTAATTAAAAGCGGTATTAAATTGGATCACTGGTGTAGAGATGAACTGTACGAATCTTATATTAGCGAACTGATCAAAATAGAACCTGCCGACGGAGCAATACAAAGAACTTTACAAACTATGATGGATTGGGGTGAAAAGAATTCTAGTCCATGGGAACACTATTTCGCTTATGTGAATTTGAATCGTGCTACGCACGATGTTAAAGAAGGTTTGATCAGTCCTTGGGTTTTGTTAAATACCAAGTCCGGTAAAGAAATGTTACAGAGAATGAACGACGAGCAATTAGAAATTGTCGGACCAATAATCGATCCGCAGTTTTGGATTCGCAAGTTCAAATCTTTACCCGCCGATCTAGAATTAGTCAAAGATGTCATTAAAGAAGCGAAGATACTATAATGCCGAAAAGACCACAACCAGAAATCATAGAAGAAGAATTAAAAGATAACGAAGAATTCATTTCAAGAGACGACATCGATATAGAAGTAATGTCAACATCAGACGACGAACCTGCTGTCTATGTTAAGTTTACAGGATTTGATGATGCAGAGGATGCTGAAGAGTACGCTCAATTTTTATCAGAAACATTGCCTTTGCTATTGTTTGAAACTACTAGGATGCAGTAATGCCAGATATTGATATAGACTTTGTTGACCGAGACGAGGCTTTGAAACTATTCAAGCATATAAAAGCCAGTCGGATTGATAACGAAAAACTAGTCAAACATAATACCGGTGTATATTTTCACGATGTTCCTATAAGTGCAGTCGATGGAATATCTGCCATTCCTTATGAAGTGGCTGAAGAGAAGGGTTTCTTCAAAATTGATTTTTTAAATGTTGGAATATACAAAGGTGTTCGAGATGAGGAACATCTTTTATATCTTATGAATCAGGAGCCGCTATGGGAACTACTCGAACAAGAAGATTTCGTCAACTTACTTTTTCACGTCAACGGGCATGGTTCTATATTACGGCAACTGAAGCCCAACAGCGTGGAGAAACTAGCAGCGATACTAGCGATGATCCGACCGGCCAAGAGATACCTGCTCGGAGAGAGTTGGTCGAAAATCTTGAACGAGGTTTGGCAAAGACCAGAAAACGATGAATATTATTTTAAAAAGAGTCACGCAACAGCCTATGCTATGGCTATCATAGTTCAAATGAATTTGATCTGTGAACAAATCAGTTACGGATATTCATGATCAAAATTATAGATAATTTTCTTCCCTCTAGTTATATTAATGCCATAGAAAATTTATGTTATAGTGAAGAAATGACATGGTCTTATATCAATAACACCGTCTATGGTAATTCTTCTAGTGATAACATTTGGGAAAAACAATTCACACATTCATTATTCTATAACGGAAAACCATCTTCCGATCATTACAAGTTTTTTATGCCTGTAATGTTTTTATTAGAAAAGGAAATTAATTATAGTATCAAATCGTTGTTAAGATTAAAAATTAATTTGTTAACAACTGTACCAGATTCGGATTTATTATTTGTGCCTCATATCGATGCTGGAGACATAGAACCATATCTGTCGGCAATTTTATATTTGAATGACAGCGACGGTGATACAATAATCTACGAAAATAATATCAAAGATAGGTCTATTCTAGAAAGAGAAGACTATCATACATATTTAGAAAAAAGAAAGAAAACTGAAGATTTTGTAATTAAAGAAAGAATTGAATTTAAGAAAAATAGAATTGTAGTATTTGACGGCAGTTATCTACATGAAGCTAAATGGCCGGAAAATCACAAAGATCGACTAGTACTTAATATTGTATTCAGGTAATTTTTCTTACCAGTGTAATTGATTTACGCTTAATTCGTTTTACAATTATATCATTCAAACTAGTACAAGGACCTAGAATTAATTTAGTGTCTTTGGTACTAAAATTTTTAATAGCGTACTTAAAATGAGAAATTTCCTTTAACAAGAATATGTTAATAGGAATTTGACGATTGCTTTCCCACCACCAAATTTCACCTAGTTCTAAAAACTTAGATTTTTCGTCCTCTGTTTTAATGGCGGCGTAATCGTAGATGCTAGTAACTTGTGCATCTTGATTGATTATTATACCCACATATTCTTGGCTAACGTGGTTAATAATGCTTATGAACGGATAGTTTTGTTGAAAATTTTCTGTTATTCTCATTCGATAAATATAGCTAAAGGTACGCTAATGTATGCAAATTAATTCTTTATATTTATATCCAAATAAAATTGATCTGTTCACAAGTTCGTTAGCTTCCTGGACTACAGAGAGGTATCGTCAAGTGTATAATCGAAATTTAAAAGTATTTCGCAGCGCAGATAATCGCATTGATTTACAGGTTAAAAATTCTGATCAAAAACCTATCAGTACTGCAGGAACCACATTGGTATTTAATCTTTTGAGCAGAGAGGGAAAAGATTTAGTGTGGAGCAAAGACTGTGAGGTAGTCAGCGATACAGCAGGTCGATATAGAATTACTATTACTAGAGAAGAACTTTTAGATTTAGAAATAGGAAGTTATGAATATAGCGTAGTCCAAGAAGTTAGACAAACATTAGATGACGGAAATTATACTGTTTCTAGAAAAACTCCTCTGTATATGGACAGCCAATATGATGCTGTCGGTGCATTAGAAATCGTTGATGATTTACTAGGTAGTGTTCAAGACAGCCAAGAAATAAACAAATTTAGTTACATCAATCCATTTACTGTCGGTGAAACAAATAGTCCCTACTATGTCAGCAGCATTATTGATGCACAGCCAAATATAAACACTGCTCAAAGCCTACACACATTTGTTATCTATTCAACTGAATACGAAGGTACAGTTACTATACAAGGCAGTTTAAGAGAAGATGCCGCACCTAGTGTATGGTCTGATATTACAACATTCCAATTAGACAACGATATTGTTTATAAAAATATCACAGGAAAATATCGTTGGTTTAGAGTCAAACACGAACCGTCTAGAGTAACATCAATCGCTGAATTTGTCATTGCTCAAACCATTTTAGGCGATTACACAGTTACTATCCGTTCCCCAGGATCGGGTTACATCGTAGGCGATGTTGTTACAATATTAGGTAGAAATTTAGGTGGAGAAACCGGAACTAATGATTTGGTTATTACTGTGACCGCAGTTGATGTGGACGGAAAGATAACCAATTTTACACATACTGGTGTGTCCTATAACGGTGTAAGAACTTTTGTTCTAAGAGGTGAAAGTCCAGACGCCGGAAAACTTGACAAAGTTCTCTACAGATAATATAATATATCTATGACTATGGTCGTAGATAAATTTCGCACACTACTCCCACCACGAGCTAAACAAAGCCCCAGTGGTTGGACTAGTTTCAATGCGCCCTGTTGCCAGCATCGTGGGCATAGTCCAGATACTCGTAAACGGGGAGGCCTTCGATTTGACGGTAACGGCATAGTCTACAACTGCTTCAACTGCAAATTCTCTACAGGCTGGCAACCAGGATCACCATTTGGCGAGAAGATGAAAAGTCTTAGCCGCTGGATGGGCGCCAACGAAGACGATATAAGAACTATGGTCTTTGAAGCACTAAAGACCGAAGCCGAAGACTATGAATCTCCCGAATATCAACCTAAGATAGAATTTGAAGACAAATCCTTACCAGAACATGCCATGTCTTTGATGCAATGGAGCGATATTATCGAAGGTGAGATCGAAGAGCAGATAGGACCTCAATTTATCGAAGTTCTGAGATATCTCATGAACAGAGGTTATGACAATCCTTTTGATTTTGATTATGATTTCTATTGGTCGCCTACTCCTGGATACATCGATCGTGTGATTATTCCTTTCCGTTGGCAAGGACACATAGTTGGCAATACTGCTAGAAAAGTCACTGACGGTAAACCAAAATATCTTTCAGATCAGCACCCGCACTTTGTATTCAACTTTGATCGACAAAAAGAAGATCAGAAGTATATATTTGTATGTGAAGGTCCATTTGATGCTCTAAGTATTGACGGTGTTGCACTATTAACCAACGACATAGCAGATCAACAGGCTAGAATAATCAACAGTCTCGGTGCTGAAGTTATTGTAATACCAGATCAAGACGAAGCAGGACTACAGTTAATTAAACGAGCCATACATTACAATTGGTCAGTGGCTTTCCCCAATTGGGACGATGATGTTAAAGACTGTGCAGATGCTGTGCAGCGATATGGAAAATTATTCACTGTTGTTGATTTAATCAAAACAGCACAACAGGGAGAAATTAAAATAACTATGGCACAGCGGGCCCTAGAACAAAAACTAAGAAGGCAGTATAATTACTAATATGATAAAAGATTACGGATACGAAGTACAAAAATTATATCTCGAACTGATGTTGGCAGACGCAGAAGTGTTTGTTCGCTGTCAAGGCATTTTCGATCATACTCTATTTGATCGTAAACTACAAGACGCCGCAGAATTTGTCAACGAATATTCTAAACAATACAGCGTATTGCCAGACTATGAAATGGTCAATGCCACTTGTAGAGTAGATCTGCATCGTCCAGAAGATGTCAAAGAAGGTCATATGGATTGGCTCATGGATGAGTTTGAATCATTTACTAGACACAAGGCTCTAGAGCGTGCCATTATTAATTCGGCAGATCTACTTGAAAAACATGACTATGGTCAAGTAGAGGTAATGATCAAAGAAGCTGTACAAATCGGTCTTGCCAAAGACATGGGCACAGACTACTTTGCTGATCCAAGACAAAGACTTTTGCGAATCAAAGACAAGAATGGACAAATTAGTACTGGTTGGCCTAGTCTTGATCGTAGACTGTTTGGAGGAATGAACAAAGGCGAACTGAATATCTTTGCAGGCGGATCCGGTGCTGGCAAATCGTTGTTCCTTGCAAACTTGGGTGTTAACTGGTGCCTTCAAGGACTCAATGTTGTCTATCTAACATTAGAACTTTCAGAAGACCTAGTAGCCATGCGTATTGATGCAATGACCACTGGTATTCCAACCAAAGAGATCTTTAAAGATCTTGATGATGTTGAAATGAAAGTTCGCATCATTGGCAAGAAGTCAGGTGCTATGCAGATCAAGTATATGCCCAGCGGTAAGACCTGTAATGATCTTAGAGCTTACTTGAAAGAATTTGAAATTAAAACAGGACGCAAGGTTGATGTATTGTTAGTGGATTACTTGGATTTGTTGATGCCGATCAGCCGTAAGATTTCGCCAGCGGATCTGTTTATCAAAGACAAGTATGTGTCAGAAGAATTGCGTAATCTTGCAGTAGAGCGTAATTGTATATTGGTAACAGCCAGTCAGTTGAATCGTGGCGCAGTAGAAGAAGTAGAATTTGATCACAGCCATATTTCAGGTGGCTTATCTAAGATTCAGACAGCAGATAATGTGTTTGGTATCTTTACTAGCCGTGCTATGCGTGAGCGTGGTCGTTATCAGATTCAGTTAATGAAAACTCGTAGCAGTAGTGGTGTTGGACAAAAAGTAGATCTAGAGTTTAATCTCGAAAGTCTTAAAATATCAGATCTCCCAGAAGATGAACAAGAATCCACAGCAGGTGCAGGTCGTGGTTCCAGCAGTATTATTGATCAAATCAAACGCAAGACCGAGATACAGAGAGATAATCCTGCAGACGGAGCTCCAGTGCCCAAAGTAAAAGCACAGGTAGAAAGCACTAAGCTTCGTGAAATCTTAAGTAGCATGGGCAGTGAAGATGAAGACGCACCGTTTTGAAATAGCCCGTTATCGTCCAGCTGATGTTGAACCGGGAACGATTTGGATCGATTGGCCCAGCGTACATAGGCAAGCAGGACTAGATCACATAAAATGGTTAAAAAGCCAAGATTCTTCTGAATGTCAAATAGTTGTAGAACAGAGACCCAACGACATTCACAGTTATCTCGTAGCAGAAATATACTCAGATAAGTTAGCTACCATGTATGGGCTAATGTGGGCTAAATAAGTGGATGCGAGCACGAGAATTTATCACTGAGCGTAAGTTAGCCGCCCGTAAGGGGGGTCCTTTGAAAACCACCTATGCTTTCCCGGGAATGCCCAGCGCCAATCCCTATGCTATCTACAGATTCGGTATGGCCATGGCCAATCACGAAATAAGCCATGCTGAAGGTCCAACTTCAAACAGTGCGGTAATTGTGGCCTACACTCCCGAAGAAGAAAATATCATACAGGCAGGTGTAAGAAAAACCGGACACAAGGGTCAGTTGGTAGCAGACAAAGAAAGTCACGAACCTCTAAGTACAAATTCATCAAGTCCTATAGCTCGGACCAAGCGTAACAAATACGGAGTTTAGTGTGCGCCTTAGACAGATACAAGAACGATCGGACATAGTCACGGTAAATCGTCAGTTAAATCCTAAGATTTGGGATGGTGATCAACTTGATCCTGCGGTATTGGAAAAGTTGAAAAAGATTGCCTTGGCTTTTGAAGAGTTTGTAGGAGTAGACCTTGATATTGTTGATTATACCATCACAGGATCTAATGCCAATTATACCTGGACAGAATACTCAGACTTGGATCTACATCTCATTGTGCCCGGAACTCCTAGCGACGAACAAAGAGAACTGTTTTCAGCAAAAAAGAATCTCTGGAGCGAGCAACGAAACATTACCATCAAAGGCCTACCTGTAGAATGTTACATACAGGGGCAGGATGAACCACATCATTCAACTGGTGTTTACAGCATCAAAGATTCTCAGTGGTTAGTAGAGCCCAAGAAGGTCAAACCCAAGATCAACGACAGCGCCATAGAAGCCAAAAAAGATGCTATCATGGCTCAGATTGAACAGGCGCTGCTCAGCAAAGATCTCAATCAACTGCGCCGAGCCAAAGACAAGGTCACACAGATGCGCAAGGCAGGGCTTGCCCGTGCTGGTGAATGGTCAGTGGAAAATCTAGTGTTTAAGATCTTGCGCAATCTAGGTATCATTGATCAGATAGCAGAAAAGATTCGCGAACTAGAAGATCAAGAACTCAGCCTTGAACAGGCCAAGCAGCAGCTCTGATCCAGAGGCTGGCTATACGCTTTTCTCCCCTACGCACAGGCAGTCCAGCATGTAGACAATTGCTGGCCACTTCTGGCGGATAGGCAAAATACAAGATATCGCCCTGTCTAGGGTACACAGTGATATCCAACGAAGGAAAGTATGTTTCGCCACCGAGAAATCCGTCATTGAGATACAGCAGCGCAGTGGCCACACGATCTACATCAACTGTGTGTTCGTAGCCGGGTAGATTGAAATGATCAAAGTGTGCCACATACTCTTGACCCTGTTGATAGCGAGTTAACTGTAGATATTCGGCACTGCGGATGCTGTGCTCTATGCCCAGTTCTTCTCGTATGCGATTCAGCATCAGTTCTCGATAGGGTCTAAGATCATCATGTAGATCAAAGTAGCTTTGACTGGATCTTTCTCTGACTTGGGCACTGCTGTTGTTTTGATGACTGTAGCCGTGGCTGGCTTGATAGTCAGATATTGACAGCAGCCCGTCGATGTCTGTGGATCTAAGGCCGCTGTCGAATTGTGCTATCAGTGGTCGATCACAGAGTATCACTCTCTGTTACCAAACAACTGTAGCATACTGACAAAGATATTGATGAAGTTGATGTAAAGGCTCAGAGCAGCAAACCACTGCATACGGGCGATTTCTCCCTGATCTGCTGACCAAAACATGTCGCGGATGCGATTCATATCATAGGCAGTGAGTCCTAGAAAGATCAGTATGGTCAACACATTTAGGGTCATCTGCAGAGCTGTGCTGGCAATAAAGATATTGGCAATGCCTGCTACAACCAGTCCAATGACTCCTGCGAAAAGAAAAGCACCCCAATTGCTGAGATCACGCTTGGTGAAATAACCCCATCCTGCCAAGGCAGCAAAACTGGCTGTGGTTCCGATCAGAGCCATGGCAATGCTGGCGCCTGTGTAGATTTGGAAGATCATGCTGAGGCTAACGCCCATGGCAGCAGCAAAGGCAAAGTACCATGCCTTGATAGTGGATTCGCTCATAGTGTCTCCGCGCCAGGCCAAATACAGACTCATGGCCAAGGGAGCGAAAATGATCACATAGCCTAGAATGCCGCTGAACAGCAGAGGAACCAGTCCTAGACTCTGTATGACCGCAGCCATGATCAGAGTGGCCAAAACGCCCACGCCCATGCGAGCCAAAACTCCAGCTACCGCGGTATTGAGGTTTTCAGCAGCTGACATCGAATAACTCATAGTTAAATCTCCTTGTGTGTTAGAGTATAGTTTTATTATACACTGATTTATTTACTGAGTCACGCCTATAAAGCCTAAAAAATAGGATTTTTTCTTGCTGATCAATAAATACGCATATAACCAGAGTAATAAAATGCTGCACATCATACAAGACCTAACCGATAACCTCATAGACCTAGTCAAAGACGACCCTGTACGCCCAGAACTGCCCCTGTCATTTCGAGTCAATGACAACAGCCGTATTTTCGTGTTGAAAAACGAAGATGGCGCTCCGCTGGCAGTGACCTGTGTGAAATTTCTAGAAACCATACCCGAATCAGTGGAAGATCTAGCACATCAAGTGGTACACACCAATACCGCAGTGTTCTATACCATTTGGAGTTATGCTCGTGGAGCAGGACAGCAGTTGATCAGAGAAGCTCAGCAGTGGATCACAGACAACAACAAAGAAGTCAGCACTTATGTGACCCTAAGCCCAAAAACAGAAATGGCCCGCAACTTCCACTTGAAGAATGGGGCCACTGTCTACAGAGAAAACACTACCACTGTTAATTATTTGTATAAGTGATGGGTTCTGCCAACCAGGTTTGACGAGTGCGAGCAGTGAGCTCGTCAGCCAATACATGGCTCAAAGCCCAAACTTCCTGATGATCTGAATTCAGATATCTACGACCTGAAAGATCCTGTTTTTTAACGAGTTGTCTTGTGTCCAAGCAACGAGCTGCGGGCATGAGATACTGTGTCATTGCGATTCCTCCCAGTGTATTTATCGCGAAGCGCCGCGCAAAATTTTACTAGAGCGCAGCGACTAGCGGTAGCGCAGATTTGCAGCACCAAACTAAGAACTAGTGTCGATCAAATATAGGGTGGCGCTGTAGATGGGGATATTTCAATAAGACTAGACTGTGATAGCGTTTTGGAATCCATATGTCTATGCAGTCCTGACGCGATTCTATATGGCAATCCCACCGCTGTAAATCGCGAATAAACTCAAGTTCGTTTTTAGGTAGATCCGCAGTCCAAGACCAATATCTGTAGCAGTATTCCATACTGTTACTTATCTAGTCTCCCCCAACCAATCCTAGCCCATATGCGATCATAAACATAGAATGAAGTCATCCATATGGCATTGATGATTAAAGTAGGAACGATAGCTGATTCTAGAGTTTGACCCGTTACTATGAGCATTACATATGTTGTAGACAATACCCATATTCTGTAGATAACGGTTTTGACTAGACTGCGACGGCGAGTTTCATAGATCATACAGTATATACCCGAAAGGGTACTGCAGGGGAAAAATTTGGCCGCGCAAAAAATTTGGGTGGAGTACTTATCTTTTCAGGGTGGTGATTTTAGACCATGGTTTTAAAAAACGCTAGGGCTAGCAAGTTAGCGCATACTAACATACACACTAACCGGCCCACCCCACCACCTGATGGTGCCGACCACCATCAACACCTTCGACTGAGTTTCTTCTCTTCACAGTCGGTGCGCCAACCACAGCAGTCTCTCAGAGCTTGACCTTCCCAGGCAGGGATCTGATCGAACATGGCCTTGGGATGCTTGGGGTCCCA